GTTACTGTTCCAATACCAGAAGATTATGTATTAATTGAAAAATCACACTACCAAGAATTAGAAGAACTGACATTAGATCCTGTATGGGATATGAAAGATTTAAAGAGGAAAATAAAAATGTCATCAGATAGTACCGTAAAAGATAAATTACTTTATCATCCTAGACATGAAAAGACACTGAGAAAAAATGGGATAGTACATTATCCAGATAAAAATTTTAACCGTTGGAGATTCAACGCTAGAAAAATGAATCAATATATCAATGAACATTTTGAAGAGATACATGGAAAACCATATTAGCTATAGGTGACTATAAGATGAAATAAGTATATACTTTTAACGTCCCTACCAAAATTATTAGAATAAAGGTAATAATATAGTCTGATTTAATTAATTTTTTAATTAGTTAACACAAATGATTATTAGTAATACTTAATAATATACATCCTGAACTAAATTTGACGTTATCCGAACAAACTGTAATAAGTTTAAGTTTACCTATATCTTTATTTTTTAGCCGTATATTAGGAGATGATAGTATGAAGAAACTAACTAGCACTAAAGAATTACTAAACAGGGTAAGCCCCTTTGCCCCTATTAACTTATATTAATAGAAAATTGTGCTAATTGCTGAAAACCTATCATTATAACGATCAGCATCTACATTTTATGGTAGTTCAACGACTAAATGCATAATGCCTTAAGCAAGCTATTCTAATTATTTTGGAGGGACTTTTATATGTGGCATGAACAATTCACTAATAAGCATAATCAAACACAGTACCGTTTCTATGAGAAGTACAAAGACCCATACACAGATCAAATGGCTAAAGATATGATGAATAAATTGGAGAAGGTAGGATATTAATTTGAAAAAAATCAGTTCTATTCTTATAGTATTAGTTATAATAATAACAGCATTATTATATTTCACCTTACCGAAAGAACAAAATTTACTTTCATTAACATTAGGTGCCTCTTTGTTATTAGGAACCATTTCCATTATTACTACATTATATAATAACAATCAAATAGACCACCGAAATAGGATAAGCCAAATTGAATCTACACGTCCCAGATTTCTGATTACAGAGAAATCCACACAACAAGAGACTATTATTAAAATTAGTTACGATTGCCCTAAAATTTTAACTCTGGATAAGTTTCTTATAGAGATCGAAAATGGAGAAGATTGGGATGACACGAATATTGCCCTTAGTCGAGTTGAAAATGAGTTATCAAAACACAATGGTAAATTACTACCAAATAGAGTTCTTGAATTTAAATTCCCAAATTTCCCTAATAACAAAACTTTTCTTGATATAGTAAAAAATTCTAACAACGAAATGAAATTAAAAATATCATGTCTTACTTATTATGATGAAAAAATCTTCTATTATTTAGGTCACAATTTAGATCAACACTATGTAAAATTCAGTGATAACAAAGCCACTATAAAAACTCTTGAGAAAAACCTAAAACTCTCTTTTTATAAAAATGCAAATTTTTCAAAATAAAATTTCATGCCCTTTTTCTGCCCTTTTTTTAATTTCAAAAACACAAAAAAATAACCCCGCAAGCCTTAGCCTACGGGGTTTTCAGATACAATATCTATTATTGTTCTTCTTTAACATATCACCATTCCATAAGTTACCACCAACGCTCAAAACCCTGACATTTCAGCATTTACAAACATACATTTTTGTTTTGAAAGTCTATGAACATTCATATTATTTCGCATCTTTGCGAAATTTTTGCGAAATTTTAATTTCAAGTTAATCATTTTTCTGCCATTTCAATTTAAAACGAAATTATGTTACTAACATTAGTATACTTGCAACTATCTTTTAAACAAAAGTAATCATGCTTTTTAATTGCTTTTATCAAACTGTTTTAAAGCTAAAACTTTCATCAATTTTCCAAATGTTTTCTTTATACTCACAATATTAATCCTATATAAGTATGGTAAATATAATTATCCATCTTATAACTTCTCAACGCAACACAGACCTTCTCTCAGAACGTGAAATATATCCCTACCTTTTATAAAATAGAGAGGTATGGAATTTACAAACTTATTATTACATTTTATTTATTACCATTTTTATATTACTAAACATAACTTCATATATATATAGATACATAAACAATATTAAAACTTGAGTTTTTTCATTAGTACATACTCTTTTTTTGAGGTCTTATTTCATTAATCACTATCTCAAATGTGTTGTTATAACTACGATTGCCCATCACAACTCTGACATTCGCTCTGTGCTGCATCGAGAAATGAATTAATGTATAGTTGTTCGTAAAATGTTCCATAATCTCCTATAATTTCCATCGAATTATAAGTGTTTTATAACTTAATATCTTTAATCATAACTTTTTGTTATCACTATTTATTTTTAAATGTAGTACAATTAAGTTAATAATTTATTTTTAAGGGAGACTATTAAATGAAAAAGGTTTTATTTTTATTATTAGCAAGTTTTTTAGTATTAGCTGCATGTGGGAACAAAGAAGAAAGTAAGTTGGAAGATAACAAAGAAACAAAATCATCTAGCAAAGAAAGCAAGAAAGATGATAAGAAGTCTGATGATGATAAAGAATCAGATAAAGAAAAAGATAAATCAGATGATACGTCTAACGGCTCTGATAAAGCAAAAGAAGCAGACAATGTGCAAAATAAACAAACAAATGAGAATGAAGAACAAACAACTAGTGAAAACGAATCACAAAACAGAGCGTTAACTAAAGAAGAAATATCTCAACAAATGAAAAATGGCGTTAATGTTAATGGCATGGTAGATGCTGATGGTGATACGTGGTATCAAGCACCTGGCAATGGCGATGTTGTTGGTTATACCAAACCCGATGGCACACAATGCACAGTTGGTGGATGTGTAACACCTGCTCAACAAGAAAGAATGGATGCAGAACAAGACAATGAAGAACAATATGATGAAACAGATGATGTCAATGCTGAAATAAATTCTGCTGAAACGGAAGATGAACAGGTAGAGGCTTTACGCAAAAAATATAATGGTGGTTTATCTTCTGGAGAATTACAAACTAAAACAGCAATTGAGCAAGGTTATTATGATGGAGATGATGCTGATGAAGTTTATAATAAAATAGAAGAACGCGAAGCTGAAATTGAATCAGGAAAATATGATCAATACAAAAACTAATTACTTGGGCGCCTTACCGCGCCCTATATATTTTATCTCTTAGGGTCGAAAATAATTTATAAAATTTGTTAAAATGATGTTTAAGATGGTTCATTATGGTTATATATTAATTAGGCAAAGCGTCAATTCTTTTACATTAATTTTGTATATTGATATTTTCCCTACAGCCTGCACTTTATTTAGTGCAGGTTATTTTATGTCTACAATATCCATCAAGCTAATTTTACTTAACTCATCTTCTACATGGATGTATAAGCATTCCTCTAAGTCACCCACCTTGTGAATGATACCCTTTACATTTTCAATATATCCATTTTTATAATAACTTACAATAATCGATGGATCATGAAACATCTTATATACTAATGTATCATTTAACTCGTTTAATTGATCTTCACTTAATATAGGTCTCTCAATTTTATTTTGGTCTAGTATGTATTGCTCTAATCTTTCGTATTGCTCAGGCATTGTCTTGAAAGGTTGCCATTTAACCATGCCACGTCCTTGTGGTATGCGTGGATTAAGATATTCACGTGGTATTTTACGATAGTCTGTTTCATTTTTATATTTATCTGGCATCATAGTATCACCTCAATAAATATAATAGAACTTATGTTCGTTATTGTAAATAAAAAAAAGACAGACTAGACCGTCTGCCTTATAAATTAAGAGTTATAATGCTAAAAACTGATAAATACATTTTAACATGACATTGAACTATCAAGCAAATAACCGCCCCGTAACATACTTTGGCAATTGGTATGAGCAAAAATTAATAATTATAAAATAATATATATAGCTGTATGTAAGTTTACTATAGCATTAAATATCAGAATAAGCCTATTTTATACTCACTCTAATGTGATTAAAAGAAAAAATTTAGTTGTATAATAACCAAATAAAAAAGACGACTTTAAAAGTCGTCTAGTGTGTATTCGTTAGAAAGTGATAAGTGAGTCCGTTACCTATTATATACAATTTTAGTTATATTGCAAATATTTAATCATTTTAACTATTAACTTGTCTAACATCTGCTTAACTCTCTGCTCGCCTACTTCGAATATACGAGCCATATCTTTGTAAGTTTTCCCCTCTGCCATCAGTAAAAACAAATTAAACTCTTTGAATGTTCCTACTGTTTCGGCGGCCAATTCTAGCTCGTTTAAAAATATCGCATCTTCTGTATTCATTTGATCTATACGCTTATGGCCAACTTCAGCACCTAACTCAAAGAAATCATCTGTTTCAATAGGTTTATCTTCATAATCATCGTTAATATGCTCGTGACAGCTCAATATAAACTGTTTAATCGTCTTTTTATCATACATAGCCGATTTCACTCGCCAATCGATCTAATATAGACGTTCTAGCACGCAACAATGCTCTTTGTTTAATACCGATAACGTCGCAAATAACGTCATCTGATAAGGTTTCCTTGTCCCACCACGTCAACTTGATAACTTGTTGTTTTAATAAAGAAGAATCATTATATACAGCAGTTATACCTTTAACCATATCACATATATTTCGGTACTGAAGGTCATTGACGTTATGAGGTCTGTTGATGTACCAGTCACAAAGTCTGTGATAGTTCAACATATATTTGGATAACATTTTATAGTTCACATCTTGATACTCAATAATCATATGGCAAGCACCTCACGTTCATTTTGCAGGCTTTCACGTTTTGTTTCGATATAGTCATTATAAATCACTTTATTGGCTTGTATGTGCTTCTCACGGCGTTGTGAACGGTTTTTATGATGGACTTGATATAAATCTTTCTGCAGTTTCTCAATCGTTTTGTGTGGCTTATATGAGCCATTTGACTGCATGTATTGAATGATATCCTTTTGTTCATGCGAAGGATAGTGTTTGATTAGCTTTTTAACCAAATTTAGTCGTTTGTTTGATTGTTTTTTATATCTATCCAGTTCGTCTTTTTTCTCAACAATCCAACATACTAACTTTTCTAAAGGATATGAAGTTGTGACTACACCCATCACATCATCACATGTCATGTGTGACGTATTAAGGCTATACATACATTCGATTTGTTCTTCAATGGTTTGTATTTTACGATTAATAAACACGGGATTATAAGCAGTTAATAGCTCGTATTCGGTTATCTTTTCTGCAGGATAATATCTTAATACTTGCTTATATGATTTTAGAAGCATTGTATAACCTCATTTCTTTAATTTTTAAGCCTCTTTACAGTTGTTTCAGATACATCAATTTATATTGCGATTTCTTTATTTTCGTGAACTGGTGCCTTATTAACTTTTGGTTCAGCTGAATTAAAAGTTAAGTCATTCCGTTTTCCTTGATTTGCTTTAGCTCACTCTTGTAAATCATCGATTAAATCTTTAGCATTTAGCATTACATTTAACCTTTGGTTAGTTGTTTCAACAGCATTTTCATAAATGTATTTCGCCCTCCCATAAGTACGACCACTTCCAAAACTAACTGTTTTTCCAACAATCTCTCGTGTTTCACCTTTTTTTTACCTGTGGACCTCGGTCCACACCTTGTTTTTTTTTACTGCCATTCTTTCTTTTGCTTTCTTCGCCTCTATTCTTTCTAACTGTTGTGCATAATCCATTTACTTTTCCAACACATTAATCATCATTAGCGATGCCAAACTCTTCATATACTGATTTAGGCTTCTTACCTGTCACAAAATCACCTACGGGATCATACTCATTTTTTGTCTTAGGTTCCATAATCTTGAGACGTGCCTCAACAGTTAAGCCTAATTTGGGACAAATGGCGTTCATTGTATTCACGCTATCCCTTTGTATTGTGTAATGAGGTGAGAGCTTACTTCCACGTTCAGTCACAACCACCATACCTTCTTCTTGAATTTTGAGTGTGGCATTTTTGTAGTTACTATATGTTTGGCAATAAGTAGCAAGCAGACCTTTGTCTAAATCTTTTATAGGTAATTCATTAATAAGTGGAAGCACTCTATACCATTCTTGAATAGCATCATCGTCTAAAAAATCGGGTGGCTCTTTTGATAAAGGTGTAAGCTCATTCATAGCTTTCTCGGTCGCATTTCTTTGTTCTTGTACATCTTTGGTACGATAAGCTTTTTGTTGTGATAATAGTTTTCTCTGTGACATTTATATCATCTCCTATAAATATTATGTATTGAAATATATTCCTCTAGTTGCTTACGTGCAATTGATTCAGAACGTTGTGCTTGTTCAAGTTGTGATTCGAGTTGAGATTTTTCTTCGTCGCGTTGTTTGAGTTGGCGTTCTAGTTCTTTGTATTCTTTATGAGTTTTGATGTCGCCGTCTAAAACTTTCTCTTTCAATTCTGGAATGTGCGATGGTTTAGAAACCTCTATTTGTAAACTTTTGGGAAGTTGTTCAAAACTTTCTAATTGATCGCCGTGCAAATTTTGCACTTCGTTATAAATTTGAATATAGTTATAAACGTTTTTGCTTTTTAAATCCAATTTCTGTTTCAACACCGTTTTCTATAACGTAATTTCGTTGTTCTTTGGGCATGGTTGCTAAGTTTCTCATTTTCCCATGCCCTAACTGGGCGCGCGCGCGCTCAAAATTTTCTCCAAAAGTTTCTGCTGTTTGAATACGTTCATTGATAGTACGTTTTGAGTACCTAAATCCCAACGCGCGTTGGTTTCATCTTCTCCAAAAACTTCAGCAGCTTTAATTCTTTGCCTAATAGTTTCGCTTGTATATCCGAAAACTTTTTGTGTGTAACCTACGTCCAATCTCGATAATAGATTGACCAGCAATGTTTTAAAAACTTTACTAATTCATCGATAATCGCTACTGAGAAAAGCCCTATATTGCGTTGAGAACATGATTATCTTGATAATAGGGCGTTATATACTTAAATTTAATCTATATCGCCTGCATATATTGTGAAAAATTACACAATTTTAACTTTTTATTTCAAGATGCGGTTACAGATAAGGCGGGCTCGTTTAATTCATTTTTAAAAAGGCTAGGCGCAAATTCAACGCCTCCCTTTAAATTTAGAAATTATTTTTTCAAATTTCATTTTCTTTTTTATAATCTCCAGTATTATTTTCACTGCCCGATTAAATTATCTATCCCATTAAATTTATTCATAGTATTTAATTCACACTTACTTTATTCAATTATATTTATCGCTAAAAACTTCGCTTTTAATTCATCTATTTAAGCAGCTTTCACACACTATTTAACAGCTTGTAACACTTAATATATAATCATCTATACATGCGCTGTATCACTCTCTAAATGGCTACAAACACCATTGTATATAAGCAAACCATTCACGATTAGTAACTCGTTTGTGCTTCTCATATTGTTGTTACTTATCATCTAATAACAATAATTAATATTTATATTTTTTATTTGAAATCAGAATCTTAATTTAATTTTCGATTTACTTTTTAAATTTATTCTCACAAACATTTTTGTAATTCAAATCTCAATTTACTTTTATCTTTAACATTTACTTTTTGATTTGATAAATGAACTTCACAATTGATTCAACAAATGAAATTATTTATATTCAGAACACAATCAACAATGAAACTAAACAGAAGAACATCAACAAACAATTAATGTTAATTAAATAAGAACAAATGATTTAAGTTAATTGATTGAATCACTTTAAATTATAATTTGTTTCTTCTCTTTTATTATCAATGAACAATCACAACAAACAAATGGAACTCTTTACACAATGAGTTTGATCACTTAATGTAATGACCTTATAAACTCTGTGTTCAATAGTCTGACCTTTAATGTAGGTAGCTTAATCACTGCGTACTTTATTGTGCAGTCCTCTAAACTATCCACCTTAATAAGCAGTGTGCTTTAATACACAGTGTCTTTAATGCTTGGGCACTTTATAACAGATGGCGCTTTATTATCTATGCTCATTGTTTGCCTGCACCTTTAATACTTGGGTCTTATAACTGCATGTGCTTTTATATACTATGTTGAAGTATCTGCTACACATTGAATGCGTTCCACATATATCATTGTGATTACTTTCACATATATGCTTTAAGAAAAGACCACCACCAATTAATAGTGATGGCCTAAACCAACGTACAGAAGAACTAGGAACTAATGAAAATAACAAGGAGTTAAATGCCCAATGGCTAATTTAGACTTTAATACTGAGCGCTCAGCATTAAAGATTTAGTATATCTTTAATATCTATATTATACCATGAACGCCGTCATAATGCTACTTTATATTATCTAGTATTAATAGAAATTGCTTTTATTTTACCAATCTTTTCAATAAGCTTATTCATCGATGTAACTTCATCTGTATAGATTTGTACACTCTTAACTTTGTTCTGCTGCACTAACTTTATAAATTCTTGCATAATTGGTTTGTCATCCACTTCTATAGACAGTCCATACAGTCCTTTATTGACTACGACAGTTAAATTGCCACGATGTATCGATGCTAGGATATTACTATCTTTATTGTTGTCTAACATCACACATAGCTTGTCATTGTCTTTTAATGCTTGAAATACATTGTTATCTAACTCATATGGTTTAAATGTCTGATAGTTAGGATCTACTGTTTTGGTCGTTCCCATTTCTACAGGTTTATCTGTCGTAAGTGCTTGTACTGTAATTCGATTCTTTTGCTTATTATATTTAACGTTATTATCTGATTGTTTGATTGTTGTTAGCATATACTCACATCCTTACCATTGTTTCTTGCCATAATGATATTTTTGGAACTCATCACGAGAAACGGTATCTAATGCTTTCTCCAGTTGCCATGCATAGCCTCTAGGAGTCGTTTGTTCGTCGTATTTGTTGCCATCACCTAAATTGATTTCATGGTCTAGCATTTGGCCTTTATACTGGTTGTGAATGTTACCAGGATTATTTTTCTCTTGCTTAACATAACATTCACGAGATATACGACGACCAGCCTCATTTTTATTCTCAATCATTTTACGATACACTTTTACAACATCTTGCAGTTTATCCTGCATCTCTTTCGCTAGTTTTTGATGTTCATCCTTAAATCCTGTCATTTCTTTGTTGTATGCCTTGTAGAACTGGTCAAATTCTTCTTCAGTTACTTTATAATCTGATGAGTTAAGTTGTTCGTCGACTTCGATTAGTTCTTGTTCTAAATCTGATTGTAGACTTTTTAATTTTGTTGCTTCTGCAAATTCATCATTATTTTGATAATGTGTAATTTTACTATTAAGCTGTTTAATCCGATTTGTTAGCTGATGGTACTTCTGCTTAATCTCTTTTGCCTTAACACCCTTATCATAGATTTGATTATCAAAGATATTGATTGTATTGTCTTGTACTGTTTTTACCATAATTAAATGCCTTCTTTCGTTTTTGATTTATTATTCGCTTTATTGCACTAAAGTCTTTCTTATTTCTAGCATATTGCCTTACCAGTGAATCAATATACCTAACAGATACATTGTTCACATGGGTAGGTAAACGCGCTAGAATCTGATGTGCTATCCGTTTATGATTCATGGAAACACTCCCTTAACTTATTTTCTGTGTATTACCTTTAATATGGTGTGTCGGCATAACATAGTGACTATTTCTATCAATTTCTAACATACGTTTACCATCTCTGTATTTCTGCCAATATTTAGCATCTGCAGTGAGTTTATTAATTTCATCTAGTAAATAATTAATCGCTAAATGATCACCACGTAAATATATTGTCATATGCCCTACACTGTTATAGTTGAGTTTCAAATTATACCCTCTTAACCACAAGAAAATTGATTCAGTGTTTAACCTCGATTGCAGCGTTGCCTGTCCTAAACTCGACAAGCACCAATCACATGTTATGAAATCAATTTCTAAATAGTGATACTTGCCCTGTGTTTTATAGATGTGACAAATAGGTTTATTAGCAATTTCTAAATTCTTAATATCGTTAATATTGAGTTTCTTATTATTTAATTTGAATGAATTCTTATAGCTCATTTTCTTCATCCTCTATTCTTTTTAATATATCCCAAGTAATTTTTAGTACGTGCCATTACTAATTCAAAACCACCATGAGCAATCAATTTATAACTGGTACGTCTATTAGTATTAGGTACATAACTTTCACGCCACACCACCCATTTTTCATCAATGTATTCAACATAAACTGCCGATATTTTACTTATTGAACAGAAATACATTTCTTCTGTTATGCCAACGATTAACCCTATTTTTTCAGCTTGCTTATCATAATTTATTTCAATATTAGTAGCCTGCACTTCTTACAGTAGCCTCCCAACTTCTCTCATCGAAAACATCACCATTTTTATTATCCCCAATCAATATTCGCAACGGTTCAATGTCGATGTTACATTGCTTCGCATAGCTTGCTGCTTTATATAAATCATCATTCCTATATTCACTTTCACCATTTACAATACGTTGATATGCTTGTTTACCTAATCCACCTTTACCAGCACCTAAATGGTCAAAACTGTGGTCTGATAACACCTGTTTTATAGTATATGGTTCTAACACTTGCTGTGTGTAATTACCATGTTTAGAAAAAATGCGATTTTCAAATTCCCCATTATAATCCGTTACATCTTGGCCATTATGTTTATAAATCCCCTTATGTGTTTGACTATTTGCTAACACAAAATAATTGTTATAATGTGCCTTTATATCTACTGATGGTAAGTAATCTATTTTTTGACCGTATCTAATGTCATCACGTTTCTTGAATATTATGTGCTTTCCACCACTAGGCGTTGTTTGTACTAATGTATTTTGTGCATTAGCAACAATTTCTTTGTAAAAAGGGATCATTTTCAAACTTTCAAAACCGTTTTTACCTTTACCGTGATCTACATCAATATCAATACACCACACACCACGTGTAAGTACACCCAGTACATGCGTTTGATGATAAAAATTTGAATGATATTCAATGAAATCATCTGTAACATCTATATCTGCAAAAGTAACACTTGGTTTCTTATGCTGATTCAAAGGTATAACTTGTATATTCTTTTTTAATAAATATTTCGCTACATGATAACCTGTCATTAAATACCTCCTAACTAACCCTTATAACGCAAATTTTCTCTATAGTAGTTAAACTATTTTAAGATTATAAAAACCGCTATAGAAATTAGAGTTACAAGAGTTAGTGACTGTTATTACAATGTTATTAGAGTTATATTAAGCGTTAGTAAGAGTTATACTAACTCTTAATCTTTAGAAATTAATTCTAGTGCCATATTAAATAATTCTGGATTTCCAACTTTATGGACTTTAGTATTCACGCCATCTATCCATTTTTGGTTATTAATACTAATACCAATTTTTTTCATATCATCTTTAGCTTGTTTATAACGTAAACTTTTATAATCTTGTTCAATTAGTTTTTGTAACGTTTCGTCTCCTGCAAATATAAAATTTTGTCTAGATAATGCCTTTAATAAAGAAACCTGAGTTTCGGTTAATTCATCTTCACTAAAATAATGTTTAAGTGTTACATCGTTGAACTGAAATTCTCGACCAATTTCTTTCAGATATTCTAAACTTGCAATCAAGAATGAAACTGCAGCTGCTGCTGATTTTTTACCATTAGGTTGTACAAAATCCCAATAAGGCTTAAATATTTGATAACGTTCTTCGTCTGTTTCGTTAAGGGGTCTATCTTTAAGTGAAATCTTAATTGTACGTGTCGTATTCGCTGTAATCTCCCCTGTGTCCACACTTTCATTTGTATCAAGAATTAATACTGCGTTATTTTTAAATGTGAATGCATTTCTGCCTATCCCACGACCAGAAATAACTTCACCAGTAGCAATTTTTCTCAATATGCGCATCATTACTTTTGTAATTTCACCAGTTTCATTCGCATGTGCAATATCTGCACCGTAAAAATTCATCCATTCATTAGATGCTTCAAATCCACCTGAAATTAAACTGTCAAAATTCACTTTATTAACTTGTAAAAGTGCATCAAATGTAGTCATTATCAACCCTTTGCCAGAACGGCCAAAATCTTTCATAAGGAACCATTTTTCAGCTTGTATAAGATTCATCTTGCGATACATTGTGTAAGCGTGCATTAACATTAAATTATTTTTACTTTTATCATTTTCTGTAACTAGATCATAGAATTTTTTAGGTGTATTTGTATCAATCGCTGATGCATTAACATCATATTTTTTAGCGTATAATTCTTCATCTGAATTGAGTGATTTTTTCTTAAACTCTAAGTTTCTGCAATCGTATATCCAATCATTACCAGCAATGGTATATGGAAGGATATTGTAACCATGCTCTACATTTAAGTGTTCTCGATACATTTCAAGCATGACTTCCAAAAAGTCGTTTATCTGATGCTTATTATCGACCGGATAATTTAGTGCAAAATTCGTATCGTCTATCACTTCATACGTGTTACTTTTTACTATTAAAAATGCATCTAATTCATCTGAATAAATCACTTTATCTGATATGAGATCAGCTATAAATCTTGCGTAATTGTTGAATGAATCTGCTTTAAATGTAGATTTCTTTTCTTCTTCACCGTTATCATTTTCAGTAGTTTTTGTGTAAATCGTTCCATAAATAACTCCAATCTCTTTAGGAATTATGATATAATCTAAAGTAAGATTATTAATGTAATCACCTATATCACTTTTCTCACGATGATATAAATTTCCTTTATTATTAAAGATTTGTTTATCACCAGAGATAGAAGCGAAATTGATTCGCTTACTAATCTCCTTGATTTTGGATAAACTCGTTGTATTGATATAATCTAAGTTTGAATGAAATTCAAAATGTTTTTTATATAGTGTTGTTTCGTCCATACAACCAACCTTTCATTTATGTTAGTATTTAGTTAGATATTTTTATTTAAATATTTGCGTTTAGGCGTTATCTTTGCTTTGGTCGGCAGATAATGCCTTTTTTTCTTGCTCTAATATTTCATCAATTTTCTCATTTGCTTCTGCTTCTGTTTTTTTTGCTGCATCATGCATTGCCCATATTAAATTGGCAACTTCGCTTAATTCGCTATATTCTTTACTATCTTTATCAGTGATTAAATCCATTTTTCTTACAATTAAATCTATTGACGCTCTAAATGCTTTAGCCTTAGCACCGTAATGAGCTAATTCTACTAATACTTTACCTTTAGTTACTTTTTCTTCTCTGACCATCTTAAAACTCTCCTTCTATTCCATAATGTTTGTCAAACGCAATTTCTTTTGTTTCAAATTTAGAAGATTTTTCATCAAACTTATTAGCTTCATCTTCATCAATGCCGATATTAAACATGTGTTACGCCTCCTTAAGCCATTTGTTGCTTATTGTTGTATTTATCGTAAATATGCTTTTTTACTGATAAAGGAAGATTATATTTATCAACAAATACCATGAATTCTACTGTGTCACTTAATACTTGTTGTCTTAACTCCAGCATTTCCTGTGTCATATCTCCCTTTTGAACCATCTTAGGAAAGCCGAACACATTTGATACTGCTTTATTACTAATTGATTGAGCTTTGTAATAATCTTTTTTTGAAATAGCTTTAATACCATTTTTTAAGTTATCCATAGCTTCTTTTTGTTTTTCTTTGTCTAACATTCGGAATGCTTCATATCCTTTTAGCCCTGTTGATTGGCGTAACTCTTTGATGACTTGTTTAACCCATTTCTTAAATTTTATTGCTTCATCACGTCTACTATTCCAAATAGATTCGTAAATACCTACTTCTGAAATAATTACTGCGTTTTGTTTACCTTTTAAGGTGTCCACATTATGGACAGCCTTCTCTGAGCCATCTAATAATCTAGTCATATGTGGTGTATGTGTGTAGCCCAATGCTTTAGCAACATCTCCAGCTACTGCCCAATACTCACCATCTTTTTCAATAAAACGGATTTCTTTATCATTGAAAATTTGCTTTATCATATAAACCACTCCTTACATCCACTTCTTATTACGTTTTTTCAAAAACTCTTCAAAACGTTCAATGCTTACTACTGTCATAGTGCTTGATAAACTGTAGTAAAGATTATCTACTCCGTTGTGGTCCCGTTCCCACTCTTTGAGAATGCGGTTTACTGATGAATAACTAATCCCAAATATTTCAGCCAACATCTTAGGTTTAGCAAATAATGGTCTTACTATCACATGCGCACTTTCAGTTACGGTATTTTCTTTAGTTGGTATATTTTGCACTTTAATCATCGAACTTCCTCCTTAATATCAAATATTTCTGATACATCTACACTTAAAGCATTTGCTATTTTGATAGCCATGAGTTCTGAAGGTTTTCTTTTTCCGTTAAGTATTTGAATTAAATATATATAATTCATAGGAACTCTACTCGCTAAATCTTTAGCATTCAACCCGTTTGAAGCCATACGTTTTTTTATCTCAATTACTTCAACCATATTTTCACCTCACTTATAATCACCAATTACAGTTATCATTAATTTATTTTTAATTTGCTTTGATAACTATAAACGAAGTGTATCACATTTAGTCTAAGTTAGCAAATATATGTATATTAAAATTTTGCTTTGATAACTATAATAGCGCAAAAACTTTCAAAAAATAGTTATCAATAGTATAGTTATCAATAGTATAGTTAAGTGATAACTAAATAAAAACGTGATAGAATTAAATCGGAGGTGTCGTATGGAACTACATGATATATTGAAAAATGAACGTGAAAAAAAGGGATATTCTTTAAGACAATTATCAAGAGAAACTAATATATCTCAAGCATATTTGTCGCAAATGGAAAAAGGTGATAAGCAAAATCCTAGTACAGAAAAATTATTGGCAATAAGTTATGCATTAGATTCGCAGGGTTATGACCAAGTATTTCAAAAATTTTCTAAAAAATTAAAACTTCCTTTAGACAACCCAAAGAGGACTTTCAACGAATATGTAAACAAAAAGACCTACAAACAAGATCTAACTAAAATGACAAATAAAATGAGAATAAGCACTAAAGACAGGTCAATCGTAGAATTAGATGTGCCGAGTTTTGATATTGAATGGTTACTTGAACAAAATAATTATCATGTTTTTTTAGGCAAAACTGGAGACTATGTTTTGGGTAACAATGGGAAAAAAATAAGTGAAGAAATATTTGTTTTAAGACCCGAAGAAAAATATACTCTTGAAAAAGAAATTAAAAAAATTAAAGCTTCATTTATCGAAGTAAGAAAATTCCAAAACGATGAGAATAATGATAGAAAAAAATCTGAAGAATATGATTTAATTTTTGATTTACTCAACAATCAAATTAATGATTCAGATGTTTTCATCAGTCGTTTAGCTTCTATCAATAATGACAGAGAAATTTTCACAGCGAAAGAATATCATGAAGAAGTTGAAAAAGCCGTAAAAAATCAAGATGCGTTAAAATTACAACGTCTAGTAAGAATGACTACGCTAAAAGAACTAAAACAATATTTATCCGAACAAAATTGAGGTGTAACTTATGTGGGTACGTGAATTTAAAACAAAAGAGGGAAATACTGCTTATCGCTATTTAGAACGCTATACAGACCCTTTAACTAATAAATATAAGACAGTATCAGTAGTCAGAAATAAGCACAATACACGCTCACAGAAAGATGCACAGCTTGAATTAAACAGGATTATAGATCAACGTCTGAAGAACAATAGCACAAAACAACTTGAAAATTTAACATTCCACACTGCATGTGACGAATGGCTAGAACATTATAAGAGACATTCGGGATCAAAACCTACAACGATTAAAGAAAAGACAAGCAATGTAAACACTGTTAAAAATGCAATTGATAAAAATATACTTATTAGCAAAATTACACATACATACTTACAAGACATCATTAATGAGTGGGCTAAATTGCACAGTATCGGTCACGTACAATCATTAGTCATTGTGATACGTTCCGTATTCAAATATGCGTTTAAATATTATGATCTGCATGATATTAGTATATTAGATAAAATAGATATACCTAAGAAAGCTAAAACTAGAAGTGAACTTCAAGCTAAACGTCACAACTATTTAGAGGATAACGAAATAAAGGAGTTACTAGAGTGCTTCGACTATTTGATAAAGCAAAAAAGCCATGCTACACGTAAACGTAACTACAATATGGTTAAAGCCATAGTACAGTTTCAAATTGCCAATGGCATGCGTATCGGCGAACTACTTGCTATCAAGAAAGACAATATAAATTTTGAGCATAAAACACTAGAAATTGACGGTACAATTAATTGGGTAACTGATAAAGAAACGGGAGCATTTGGAGTTAAAGAAACTACTAAAACAAATAAAAGTTATAGAACGATTGGGCTTACTACCCAAAGTATCAACTTACTTAAATCACTTATTTTAGAGAATAAGAAAGAAAACCAGTGGAATGAAGATTTTATTGATAGAGGATATGTATTCACTAACACAGCCGGCAGCCCTATAGACTTAAACAAAGTGAATAGCATTATTAAAGAGGCTACTGAGATTAGTTCAATAAAAAAACGTGTTACAACGCACACATTACGTCACACGCATATATCTACACTTGCACAGTTAGGAATAAACCTAAAAGCTATACAAGATAGAGTTGGTCACAGTGACTACAAGACCACATTAGAGATATACACCCACGTTACAGATCAGATGGCTAAAGATATGATGAATAGGTTAGAGAATGAGAACATCTTGTTTAAATAATAAATATTGATACTTATATAAATTAGTGATATATTATTGATGCAGATAAAAAAACTTATGCTGTACACTTGCCTAACCGAATTAACGTTTAAGCGGCCTGTGTGGTCGTCGGTGGTAAGGAGATTGAGGACGGGTATCCGTCCTCTTCTTTTATATGTGAGGTAATAATGATGAATATAACCGTTTATAGTGATGAATCAGGCGTGTTTGATCAAAATAATGAGAAATATTTTGTGTTTGGTGGACTCATTTTTTTAGACAAAAACACAAAAGAAGTAGAGAACCGAAAATACATAAATGTAGAAAAAACTATTAGAGAGAACAATGCATATAAAAATTTAGAATTAAAAGCTACTACTTTATCAAACAAAGATAAAGGGAAAATTTTCAGATCATTAAATAAGTGCATAAAATTTGGTGTTGTTATTAATATTGATAATATTAACAATGATATCTTTTCTCACAAAAAGAATAAACAAAGATATTTAGATTATGCTTTTAAAATTGGTTTAAAAAGAGCCTTAGAAAAACTAATTTATAAAGGAGACATAATTCCTGAAGAAGTTAAAAATTTAAATGTATTTTGTGATGAGCATACAACTGCGACAAATGGCCTATATGAGTTGCGAGAAGGTTTAGAACAAGAGCTTAAATGTGGTGCTTTCAACTTTAATTTCAACAAATTTTTCCCACCATTATTTAAAAATATTGATAGTGTAGATTTGTGTTTTTGTGATTCTAACAAAAAACCTTTAATTCGAGCTGCAGATATAGTTGCTAACAGAATTTACTTCTTTTCAAAAATTAATAGAATTAATCAATTAAAAGAAAAAGTATTGATTACAAGCTTACCTTGA